ATGTGTTATAAGGTGTCGCCGCATTCATATCGTGAGCAATTGTCCTCAACATATTGTTTTGGAAATACATTGTCGCACGAGTTGCAGACTGACCAGTTGTTGTATCATACCCCACAAATTGCAACGCAATATTTGTATCAGAGTAGATGTCGTTTGCAGTGTCTACTTCATCAATGAGGTAAAAGTCTGGACCTGCGTAGAATGGTTTCGTCGCATGTGTTCCAATATTGTTAACCACAGGATCGTTTGGGTTGAATGGATCAATACCAACTTTTACAAAAGTTTCTAACCCACCGTCCAATTTCGCTTGTAAATCTATATAACCAAAACTATCGTTTACCGTTATAGATGAAACCTGCGAAGGTTTAACAGAAATACGAGCATACTCTGTGAGAGTTAATGTACTACCACCTTCATCAAGACCATCCCCAAAGAATCTAATATCACCTACAGATGAATTGATATTTGGTGTCACATCTCTATTTTCAAATACCAAAGAACCGTTATTGATATTACCAGAAGTACTTCTAAACAATGTCAATGGAGTGTCTGATTCATCTCCTGCAGTTAGGACTTCATCTAAGGTGCTAGCACCTGTTGGGAATGCAATATAGTTAGTACCATCGTTAGTGAATTCCCAACGATCAAAACCTTCGTTCCAACGGATTGCAACGTTTGGCAAAACACCACGCTCTACATCAATGTATGACCAGTTACTTGATGAACCACTTGGAGATCCCGACTGTGCAGAGTTTAGAATAATTCTACCACCATCAAATGCCTCACCAACAACATTGATATTTCCGTTCGCAGTAATTGTGCTTGCAGAAATTGATCCTCTACCTGTTACTGTCGCAAAGGTATCCGTTTCTGTGTAACTTGTCAAATAACCACTTAAATCTGGTGGGGTGAAATCAAACACACCGTTTGCATATGATAGTGCTGCAGACCCCGCAGCAGCAGTTGTTACACTGAAGTCGTTAAGAGTGACGCCTGATTGCGCAACCCAATCAAACCCCGAACCAGTCCAACTAAGTACTTCGTTTGCACCCGCACCTGCAGTTCCCAAACCACTTGTCATGACACTATCAAGAGTACTAACTTCCCATGCAGAATTTGTGCCGTTATACTGTATCAGATCAGTATCTGCCAATCCTGTAAGATCAACATCCGTTAAATCACCAAAGACAGTAGCTCCACCTGCACCTGCGGATGTAATGTAAGTGTTTGTGTCGTAATACCATTCGCCGCCCACATTTCTTAAGAACCCATCACCAGAAGATGCAACAACATTTGCAACTGCAGAAGCGGTGAAGACTGGATCTGTTTCTGTTCCACCTCCTAATCCAGAAAGATCTGGTGGGGTGAACGTGAATAGACCAGTAGAGCTGTCATAAGACAACGAACCGTTACCGCTTGGAACCTCATTGTTTGCAGAAAGATCACTAAGTGTAATACCTGTAGACTGAAGGTTTGCAGAGAAAACACCAGTGGTGTCGTTGTATGAAATGTCACCACTTGCGCTTAGATCTGCTAAAGTAATATATCCTGCACCATTACTAAATGTTGCTACGTTTGCGGTTTCCAATGCAACTGCAACACCACCGACAGTCAACCCACCAAATTCTGCAGAGTTTGTTGTTGTAGAACCGTTTGTGGTAACTTGATCCAAGTTTAATGTGGATGTAGGAATGTCGTTTGCAGTGATGTAAGTATTTGCGTCCCAATACCAGTTGTTTGCGTTATCTTGTCTGAGGAAACCTTCACCATCCACAATAAGACTTGTTGTATGTGCATTAAAGATGGGATCTGTTTCTTCTTCAAGGAATGTATTTGCTTCGTATGACCAGTTTCCACCCCCATCGTTTACAAGTCTACCAGTACCATTAATTATATTATATGTGGTGTGAGCGGTAAATACTGGGTCTGTTTCAGATCCAGCTGCAGTCAGATATGTGTTCGAATCATAGAACCAGTTGCCCGAACCGTCTTGTTTAAGGAAACCAAGACCATCGTTGATATTCGCAGTAGTATGCGCAGAGAAGACGGGATCCGTTTCAACGAGAGTGTTTGCAGTTAGATATGTGGTTGTCGCAATGTAAGACCAGTTGTCTGCACCATCATTCACCAAAAGACCATTACCGTTACCAATGTTGTACGTTCTGTGAGCAGTGAACACTGGATCTGATTCTGCACCTGCTGATGTTACATAAGTGTTTGTATCGTAGAACCACTCACCACCAATATTTTTAAGGAAACCTTCTGTGACAGCTATGTCAACGTTCGCAACTGCAGACGCAGAGAAGATTGGATCGGTTTCGTTTACAATGTAATTCTGCAAGTCAGTGATTTGACTTTCAGTGATACGAAGATCTGCTTGGTGTTGAACCACACTTGTATTAGAAATATATGCATCTGGTACAATCGCCCAAACAACAGATTGCGTCAAGTCATTAGATTCTGCACCTGCAGATTGTGCAATATATGTTAACCCTGTAGCTTGGTTGTTAACTGCGACAAGTTGGTTACCTGCACCAACATAGTTTGCAGGAGTGTCCGAAAGTGCAAGAAAAGACGTTGCACCACCACCACTGCCGGAAGGCGCATCTTGAAAACTGAATGCACTACCATTGGAAGTTAGAATTTGACCATTTGCGCCAGAACCACCCACAACATCAACCAATTCGAGTAAAGATGCATTTGAGATGCCCGCATTTGTCAAATCTGTGGGAATATTCTGTAGACTTGTATATTCTCCATCGAATTCTGAATAGTCAGTACCTGCCACAGCAGCACTAATATTTCCCGCACCATCTGACTTTACAATACCTGTAACTGCGCCAACAACAGGATCTGTTTCAGATCCACCGCTACCGCCTAATGACACCCACTGGAAGTCTGAACCATTCCATTGCAAGTATTCATTAGAGTTTGCAGAGTTTGTGTTTAAGTGCGAACTAACATCAGTGTCACCATAAGAACCAGTAACTGTTAGGTCACCAGAACCAAGTATGGATGCGCCATTGATTGTTTTAATGTTTGTACCAGAAACCAAAATTTCTTGCGCATCTGTGATACCATAACCAGACAAAGTTGTGGGGGCACCAGTTAGTGAAGAGAATGCACCATCAAACGCATCGGTAATACCGAACCCTGCAATTGTAGTTGGTTTATTTGTAAGAGTAGTCCAGTCTGCAGTTGCAGTAACAGTTAAATCACCCGTCCCAAGAATAGATTGGCTGTTGATTGTCTTAATGTTTGTACCAGAAACTAGAAGCGCTTGTGCATCTGTAATACCGTATCCTGCAACAGTTGTTGGGGTTCCTGTCAAAGAAGAGAATGCAAAGTCTTGTGAAAAGGTAGCGTTGATTGTAAGCGTGTCAGTCGTCGCATTTGTTGTAAGACTGATGTTTGTACCTGCGGCAAAATTAATAGTGTCCGTTGTGCTGTCTGCAGCGATAGTTGTTTGACCAGATACTGCAAAGTTACTGAATGCATTTTGGTTCGGATCACCAGATCCACCACCGCCACCAAGACCACCCCAACCGCCGTTGATGTAACCTTCAAACTGGTTTAGTTGAGTGTTATATCTGAGAAATCCGTTCGTTGGGGAACCGTCTCTTTGTGCAGTCGTTCCTGCAGGGATTTGAATCGAACCAGTCGAACTAGTGCGTGGTGCGATTGCTTCTAAGTTGTCATCCATCTCTTGGTACGTAAGGGATGAACCTTTAGTAATTCGTTTTGTAATAGCCATTAAGTACTTTCCCCAAATTCGTTGTAGTATACACCTACATATGAGCTATAAGTTGGTGAAGACGGTATCGAACCTTCTTCGAAATAATTGTCGTCGACATAATATATATCTACGTAAGAATACGCTGCTTCTATAACATATCCCACATCTACATACCCAGGCGTTAAGTAAAATGCAGTAGTGTCTTGAAATTCGCCTGGGTTCGGTTCAACATAATTGAAATCAACAAATTCAAATAACTGTATTTCATTATTACTTGGTGTCGACGTAAAGACATATGCCTGATCGATTAACGCCTGTTTTAAGACTGGATCTGTTTCTGCAGCAATAGCTGCGAGTAACGCTGCATAATCTGGATTAGTCATTTAACTACCTACGTTAACTTTAGGTGCTCCTGATTCCGCTTGGTTTGGAACCCAAGACCCATGACCCCCTGTTGCGTCTCCTGCCCTATGAACAAATGCACCTACCGCTTTTACTTTTCCAGAACTACCAGTCGCAGGATCTCCACATGCAGTGGAGTCGCCTTTACGAATGACTGGATCACCTTGTGCCTCAACCTTATTCTGACCCGCAGTATATGGAGTTTTATGAAAAGGGTTGGGAGTAGGACTTGCGTGTCCTACGTGGAAGTGTGCAGTTGTGACTATCCTAGGCATAATTTTACCAAGTATTAATTTTGTTTTGTATCGACCTCGAACCTTGGTGGTGCGACTTTACATTTTTAAGAACATCTCTAAAACCATCATCTGGTTTGCGTAAACCCATTCTTACAGGATCACCAATAGATGGCGGTCTATTCAATAATTGTTGCAACTCAGGATGCGTATTTTTGTATTCATCCAGTTCAGAAATTTTCATTGTGATTTCAAATTCTTCATTAGTATTTATATTACGAAAGTTGTAAGTAGGCATGACATAGTCCTCATCAATATCTGTTTATTATATTTAGGTAATACAAAAAAAGACGGTCAATTTCTTGACCGCCAGTCTTCTGATCTAATCCAAAGAGAAAGGAAAAAAGGAAACTAAATTAGATCAGGTATTCATCATTCTCATTTTCCCACGCACTGATTGCGTTTCTGAAACCTAGTCCCAACATACCATCATACTCTGACATATCTTCCCAAACTTCAATTACTTCTTCGATCTGCGCTTGAGTTAATTCTGATGGACAATCCACACCAAAGTGTTCTTGGATATGACCATACGCCCATTCTGTTACTTCACCTTCAATCCAATCAAGCATCTTGTGAGGTTTGTGGATAGTAAATTTTTCTGACATTTTATTCTCCATATTATCCAGTGATTAAGTTGTAGATCTCTTTCCACCCTTGAACACGAGTGGCTTGACCTGTGTAACCTGCGTTGTGAGTGTGTGCCATAAGGATACCTTCACAACCAACATTAATACCAACGTCGACGTTCTCAGGTTTGTCTTCAACCCAATAACATCCTGTATCCCGATACTCTTCCATGACTTCGTCTTTGTCTGCACCTGTGTCCAAATACACAAACCGTTCAAAGACAGTGTCACCAAACAACTCCCGAAGGTTTTTGCTCCGTAAGTGTTGAGCGTAAGTATCATTACTCAAACTAGTGATTGCGTGGAAAACATATCCATGTTCTTCGTGCAGTTTTTTGACATACTTTACTGCGTCCCGAAGAGGAGCAAGTTTCCGCATCCACGCACTCTCGTTGAACATCCGAATCAACCGTTTGCATTCTTGTTTTTCAATTCCGTACTTGACATCCATTTCATAAATGCCTTCTTGTACAACTTGATAACCGTGCCGATGCATCCACTGACCAAAAGCGTACTCCCAGTCTAGGACGACACCGTCACAGTCTGTCAATATTGTTTTCTCTTTTATTGCTATCATAATCTACTACTTTCTCATTACTTACATTATTAATATAGTGTATTTGATAACAAATGTCAAGAGCTTTTTTTGATTTTTTTTGATTTTTTTATGCGTCTCGAAAATCTTTAAAGTTCATATGTTTTTGTTTTCGATTTTCATTCTCACGCAGTTTGCGTTTCTTACCACGTTGCTTTTCCCGAATGCGATCTTCATTAAAGTTTCCCCATTCGTCATCGTCAAAACGATTTTTTTGCTTGCGAAAATTTTTGAACTTTTTAGACATCTTTCTTAACTCAGTTTTAGTGGATCAATAAAAATTCGTGGAAGTCCTTCTTCCACAGTTTGTTTGGTCAGACCTTTCACCTTTTCTCTTGTGATCATCTGACACAACATCTCAGAGTCTTCATCACACACATCTTCTAGCAGACCAATAAACAACGCCTCACGTTTAGCTTGTTGTAGATTATCATAACCGCCTCCCTTTACGAAGATGCGTAGCTTCCTTGCTTCATGATAAAGCATCATTCCTTCGTCTGAAGTTGCATTCTCCTTGTAGGGTGGTGCAGTGTCTGGAACGAGGAATTCAATATTCTCGTCATACCATAGACGAAGAATAATGCGTAGAGGAACAGAGTCGTGTTTTTGCAACCATTCTATTTTTTGTTTCTTACTTTTAAGTTTACCTGCTTGGTTCACGATTTCAGAAATCGGTATTCTCGCCATTTTAAAAATCCTGTATATCAGTTAACAAATGTTTCAGTTTGTGTTTAATAAAGAAATTGAACAAACCTTCACGTCCGACTTCTTTATCTCTATTATAAATTTCAAGAATTTCATCTTGATAATTCTGAGGGATTTCTTTTAAATCGATCATCATCTTGTTACGATGATATCCCGAAAGAATTTCCTCATTCATTTCCTTTTCGCCACCATCCAACAGTGCGTACAACCGTTTGGATGTCATAGGACGTTGACGTTCGCCAATTGCAAGACAGTTGTCTGCAGACAAAACATTTGGAACACCGTCTCCTGCGTCACCCTTCAAAATGTGTTCTTTGAGGTATTTATCAGGATTATCATTTCTTATCCAACGTTTCCGTACTGGGTCATATTGTCCAACGTTTGCATAACTATGCAATTGGATATAATCTTTATCACCAGACAAAATCAAGAACTTCTCGCCACCAGTGTTTAATTCTGTTCCATTATCATGAACAATAGTACCAATGATGTCATCAGCTTCAACTCTATCGACGTTAATTACCTTGTAAGGAAAACTTTCGTCGATCTCATCACGGATCTTATGTATCACTGTGAATAGTTCATTCCAATCGATGTCAGACTCATTACGAGACTTCTTACGATTTGCCTTGTAGTAAGGGAAGATGTCTTTGCGCCATACATTCTTACTATCACAACATATTACAATTTCACCCCATTCTTCTACAAACTTTTTTCGATTGTATCTGATAGAGTTTAAAAACATGTGACGGATCATACTCTCGTCAATTTCTACATTATGACCACCTGAGTTCGCAAAGAACGAGGCGAGCATAACTTGGTTAAAATCTACTAAGATTGCCATATCTAATTTCCAACAAATTTACATTATGTACAGTGTACTACACTATATCACGAATGTCAAGTGTTATTTTTCGGACTCCTGTACAATTAGTGAAAGAACTTGATTCCACACATTTGTGAAAGACTCAATGCTGTTACGTGCAAGGTTGTAACGATCTGAGTAGGTGAAACGGTTGAAGTAATTTGGGTTTTCTTTCTGCACATTTAGAACTTGTGCAGCGATACTGAATGCGTAGTTTGCGTGTTGCATTTTATCTTCGTTGTATTCATATACGATTGTTGCGTTAGCCGCAGTCTCTGTCAATGCACCATAGTTAGGGTGAATAACAATGACTTGGTTCTTGATAGCTTCAATCATTGCAATACAAGATGTCTCTTTCCAAATATTTGGATACAAGAAAATATGAGACTTCTTCAAGGCGTCGACAACAACATCATTAGGCTGCCAACCATGATAAGTCATGTGGGGGTGGTCTTCAATTTGTTTGAACAATGGTTTGTAAGGTTCATCTCGTTGTTCCCATCCGTAAATACCAAACGAGGAATATACATCAAGATGAATGTTGTCAAAACTTTTTGTCAACGCATCGAAGATAGGAACAAGAAGTTCCAATCCACGGTGTGGTGTTGTGTGGTAGATAAAACGAATCGTATCAACATCTTTATTGACTGGTTCGTATTGAGACTCTACTGCGTTGTAGATTACTGTTGTCTTCGAATAAGGAATTCCAAAACGTGTGATGTACTGATCACGTTGCCACGCAGACACAAACACAAAATGCGCAAACTGTTGCCATCCATTATTTGCAAGAATGTTCATTTCTGGATCTTCTGCGAGATCATGACAGTATAGAACGTTTGGAACATCGTCTGCTAGTTGTCGTGGACGTGAGAAGTGAATTGCAACTTTCTCTAACCATTTTGGGTCCACATTTTTAAGGACACGTTCTCGCATCATTTCAGTTCCACCAAATGAATTGGCAGATACTTCTGATTCAATCACTTGACCTTTATATATTACACTCATAATTTTTTCCTCATACGATTGGTGTTTTTGCGTTATTTTCAAAGACCTGTGTGGGATGATCCAAATCTCCAAGTCTACTTTCTACTTTCTTGTGAACATTCCAATAAATGTGACCATATGCATTTGCAGTTTCCCATGCATCCATTTGTTCAAAACCATTTTTGTCAAAGAATGCCTTTATTGCAAGTCTTTCTGTTACATTTATCCCATGTCCAAAATATTTTGCGCAAGGCGCATGTCCAATATAATATCCCCCAACTTCAACCATCTTCGCTGCATTTGAATATGCAGTATGAACGTCCCAGATGTGTTCAATTGTCCCTAAGTTCCATACAACACCAAAACTTTCATAAAGATCAGAACAATCATCTACGAGAGATCTTTGGAGATTATTCTCGTCCCCAGCTTGGGGATCCATTGATTGGTATGATGTCAGTTTAAACCAATTTTTTGGTGGATCAAACTGAGGATGATATGTAGTTGCGCCTAACATCAACATTGATCTGCCCTCAGTATAAGGCAATAACCTTTCATAGTGTTGTTTGTGTTGGTCAATTAGTGTCATATGTTTTCCTTAGTAGTCTAAAGTGTTTCCGTGAAATATTTCATCAAGACTTAAATTACGGCCTGTGTTTTCCCACCATGATCTGATTACATGATAAGACCGCACACTTGCATCTACTTGTGCGTCTGGATTGAAAATATTTTTTGAAGTGAATTGTTGTACGTTATGATTGAATAGTGGGAAAGTATAAACCCTGTCAAACCCCCAAAGAACCGCATTCTCTAAGGATAACGCTGCCCCTACAGGCATTCTATAATGTATTGTATCATCTCCTTGGTCAAAATAAAATTTCACCAACTTAGTCGCATATTTTCTTTTCAACATATAACATTGCAAACCATGATCTTGTTGTTCACGTTTTCTTGGAGTCATGTTAGGTGAACTCTCATGAACAAGACCTAATTGTAGTGCGCCCCATTTTGAACCCATGCGTTCAATAAATTCTTCAAATGTAAAGTTCCAATGTTCAACAGTGGAGAGATCTGCATCATCTTCGAAAAAGATACCCACATCATCGTTAGTATTTTCCAACCAAGATTTAATAGTGAGTAGATGAGAAGTAGTTGTACCTTTGTCAACCCAATAGGGTTCTATCATCTCATCACAAAACGCCTTAACATTTGAGTTTTCATATCTTTCATACTGGTGAAACGAAACCACACCACATCCCAGATTATTAAACTGGGTGGCCATATAAGTCGCACGATCTTCAGACTCATAAAGATTAATCACGTTAGGTATAGGCATACCCTTCAATTTACCCATAACAAAATTCCAATTATTATTCTATGCCGTTTGTTACCAAGTCATCTACAAGTGCGATAACCATATCCACATCGTCTTGTGAACATGGGGGGATTTCACCACTATAGATACCTATCGTAATATTCTCTTCAATCTTATCTCTGTTCGATTTACCCTTAACAAAGGGTCTGTGATAGTCGTTATAGAGAATGGTAAAAACCATCTCACCGTGTTGTTCAGCTGTCAATAACATCTAACTCTTTACCTATTACTAGTTCGTATATTTCTTCTAACGATCTATGAAGATCAGAAAGATCTCCATTATTATATATGCGATATGTGAGAACTGGTAGTTCTACTTCTTGCACATATTCTTCTTCAAACTTAGATTTGAAACCGTTGACAAATGTTTTGAAAACGGATCCATTAAAATATCTACGAGAGTCAGAACGATAACTACAACCCTCACGAACAAGTTGAACTAAAATAACATTTTCTTCTCCAACTTTGTCTAGTAATGGTTCTATCTCTTCTACAAATCCGCCATCACTGATTGCGTACTTTTCATTGTATTCAACTTGACTCGCAACCTGATCACCAAAATACGACTTACCATATTTTGGTTTTACGATTTCTTCTGATGTGTGAATCATCGCTTGACGACGAGACATTCCACGAAGATCTTCTTCGGGTACTTCTTTCAGATCACGATTGTTAAATCCATCCATAAACCAAATGGTATCTACATCAAACTCTTTGATCGTTTCACGAAACAGATGGTGTTTGAAACTAAGATGAGCAAAACCACGGCGTTTAAAAAACGCTGCAGCTTCATCTTTGCCAGAACCTGGCGGACCATTAAATATAACTATCATTATTTTTCCCAGTGTTTCAACAATTGTAGATCTTCACCAGATCCTTTAGTCTTAATATAACCATCTATAATCAATTTGTCAATGATTGTCTCAACAAATTCTTCCAAGTTTTCGTTTTTACCAATGTGGTGACCGATAAATGTTCCAGCCACGTAAGCGAAGAACAACCAGATGATCATTTCCATCTTTACTCCTTTAGAATGTGTCGTTTACAATATTACTTATTTCAGATTGAAACGCCTTCTTCCATTCATCATCAGTGATCCCTGCGAGTATAAAGGTTCGATCATCATCATTCAAATAAGGCATGGCTTCGTAAATACTCACATACCCCTTTTCCCACATCTCATAATCTTTAGGTTTTACTTTGACTTCACGTGTACGATAAACACCAGTCAGTGAACTCTTACGTTTGATCTGCATTTTCTCTCTCCGTTTCAAAACCGAACTTCGCAATATAGTAAGCATCCACAATGTCACTTACAGGGTTCCATTGTTTAACTGATATTATACCGATTTTTTCACGAATGTCAACCCCTGTTTCAGAAAAAAATGCATCATACATATTTTCTTTCTTTGCATTACCCTTTCCAGTTGCAAATTTCTTAATCACAGTAGGCGGAGGCACGTCATATGGAATTCCATGAACACGTGACACCATGTACTTAAGGAGTCCTGCATTCTCTGCAATCTGGAAGACACGACCAACCGCACCGAAAGCGTAACCTTCGATGAGAACTTTTTCTGTCTTATGTTTGGTGAGGATGTTAAGAGACCAATTGGACAGTTTTTCAAACCTGTCCATGTCATCTTCAAAGTCTGGATACAGAGTTGCATTAAACTGTTTCTCTGGATGCAGAAGTTTGTCACGTTTTACCATGTAATAAAACTGACAATTTTTGTAATCCCATTCGTTTCCTTCGTGGATACAAATAGCGGGGGAAGTTAAACTGTAGTCTACACCTGCAATTACCATAATACATCTCCATAATCTATTGGTAGATATATTTAGGCTAGATGGAGTCTATTTTTACAATGTCTTTCGGATCAATATAATTGATGTTTTTACGTGATGGTTTCTTTTTGGGTTTGACACGTTGTTCTTTGATCGCTTTTGCAGATGTAATCAACAGGATAACTGCGAGTGGATCGAACACAACGATGATAAGAATAATCGCCCAACGAACCGCATCGGCAAGGTTCGCCTCCGCTTCATCTCCATAAACAAGTTCTGCGACATACTTGATAGGACCAACTTCGACTTCGAATGCACGAACTTCTACATTGATTTCTGCAATCTGATCTTTATATTCGTCTATCTTATCATAGGCTGCATCAATGTCTGCGTTTAGTTGTGCACGTTGTTCTTTTTGATCTTCACGTGCCGCTAGTCCTTTAGTTACTGCACCAACTTCATTGTATTTGTCTAAGGCGGCATCTAAATCATCAAGGGTTTTATTTGCACGAGCAATCTGAGTATTCTGTCTTTCAATACGATCTTCGATTCTTTCGATTTGTGCGGTGTACTCTCCACCACTCGCTTTAGTTTCAATGTGCGCTTTTGAGAGATACCCAAAGATCCCCATAGAAGTGATGATCATTAAAATGAAAACGGCAGTCAGTAGATACAGTTTACTAAGCCACCCTACAGATTTCCAGTACAAATGTAACCAGACCGCACTAACAAGTTTGCCAACTTCTAAGATAGAAGCCATGACAATAACAGACACGACTGCACCTGCGAAAATGGTTGATAAACCAATCACAGAAAAATATGCTGCGACTGCAGCAATTGCAAACGCAGTAAACAGCGTTAACGTCTGCATAAACCTGTTGAACATTTTTCTATTCCCTTGTGAATATAATATTTATATTATTTCACGCAGTTTATACCAAGTGTCTTTCCAATCTTTAACTGCAAAAACATTCTTTGATTTTAAATTTTTACCCAAAGGATAATCATTGCCACCCTGTTCCATTTTATCTCCAAAGAAATAAATGTCATCATATGGTGCGTCAAAGTCTTCTAAAATCTGACTTTTGTCTCCACCCTTACGATATATATCCACACCAGTCTCGCCACCAACCGTAGCGGTTATATTAGGAAATTCGCTGTTGATTTGATACGCAATACTTTCTCTTTCACGATTTTCCAAATCATGTTTGATGTAAAGTTTGCGTTCTCCAAGTGTCAGTGGGGGATCATAGGGTCTACCGATGATACTGAAGTTGATAGTACCCGCTCGTTCTTCAATGTGATTTCCCATACGTAGAGGGAAAGAACTAGTCTGCAACCAACCGTACATCAAGTCATAAAGTTCTTGTGGTGGATTAAAAGCTTTCGTATTGACACGTCTACCTTTAAAGAACGTATCATTGCCAGAACAATTATACACTGTGACAACGTTTTCGCAGATATCTCGACCAAGTTGTTCAAGAGTTTTGGGATAATCACTTCCTGTAACTAACCACACTTTGTGTTTCTTCATGAATTTCAAAAAGAATTCTTTAAACAAAGGATCTATAGTACCCCTACTTGGTGTAAGAGTACCATCTACATCAAAAATAAATTTTTTCATCAGTCCAGTTCTTTATATACCCAACGTGTTGAAGGATGAGACCCAAACTCTCGTGCGTAAATTACTTTACCCACTCGTTCAAATATAAGTTTCATTTTCCCTGACCTCTATATTTTTTCCAACTACGTTTTGCAGCTTTGTTTTTGGGACGTGAACGAACAGACTTCCCAATAGAAGTTGTTTTCTTAATACTCTGAACTGCAGAAACGGCGCTTCCAACTCTCGTGGCCATAATATCTCCTTATCTTATTTTCAATTGTTCTTTTGTCATAATGTATTGTTTAACAAATTCAGATCTTACAATATCTTCCCATGTAAACTCTACCACTTTAAACATAAACATCTTTTTCATGATGTCCATGAAGTCACGAATACCTTGACGATCTTTATCTCTTTCAAAGTCCGACTGGTAATAATCTCCACACATAATAAATCTACAGTCTTCTCCAACTCGTGTTATAACTGTATCTAGTTCGTGGAAGTTTAGGTTTTGCATTTCGTCTACAATAACAATTGCATTAGATAATGTCAGTCCCCTAATAAATGACGTGGAGACAAACTCGACACGTCCAGACGCAACCAGATCCAACCACGCTTCTCTACTACCAAGAAGTTCTTCGCATATGGAAACATAGGGTCTTGTGTATACGTCTTTTTTCTCTTCTTCGTCGCCAGGCAAGAAACCGATATCTCTTGTTGGGACAATTGATCGTATAATAACAACTTTATCATACGGTGTATCTCTATTCAAAACTTCTTGAAGGGCAAGATGCATTGCAAGGAAAGTTTTACCTGTTCCTGCAGATCCTGATAGAACAAGATTAAAATTTTCTTTCCACCAATCGAATGTTTGTTTTTGATGAAGTGTTTTGGGTTCAATCTTTACAAGATTTCTTCGACTAAGATTTGATTTCTTCACTTCATTTCCACAATATTATTCAGCACATTATTCAGACGAAAACGAGTACTCTGATCTGGAATGACATTATCATCACAGACTGCTTCGAGTGTTTCCAACAACATTGTATTCTGTCTTCTAATTAATTCGTTTTCAAAAACAAGTTCTTTGTTTTCTCTACAAATCTCATTATATTGATGTGTTAGTTCGTCAAGCGCTTCCTGTCTTACTTTCCTACCAGCCATTGTCACTAAAACGGTTGATCACCGAATCCTCCCAAATGATCTTCTATATATTGGAGATAATCCTTATATCCACCAACGTGTTTACCGTTAACAAAAATAATTGGTAGGGGAATTATCTCTGGTTCGTGTCCTATGTGAGATATCATCTCATCATAGTATTTTTTCCAAGTTACATTTTTATATTCCCAATTGTGTTTATAACGTTTGGCAATATCAAGTGCCTTATCGCAGTTTACACAATCAGGTTTTCCGAATATTTCAACTTCCATCTTTTTTCCAACTATCCATATCAGTCTTTATATCCGTAATTTCTTCGTTTGCAATACCTGCAGCCATTGACTGCACTTGTTCTAAAAGATGTTTACATGTATCATAGTCATATTCTTTATAACTAATTTCAGCGAATTCATTTCGTAATCGATGCGCTTGTATGCACAAGTCTTTCATCGCATTTATACGTTCAATCCACTGTTCGATACTATGGTCCACGTGGTTTCTCCTTCCAATCGTCTAACCATTCAAGTTTTTTTTCTTTAGTCCACTCTTTTAAATATTCGTTGTCACGGTCAAACAGTTGTAGAACTCTTTCTTCATCAAGAATAAAAGTGTCTAGAATAGTTTCTCCCAACCACTTCTGAGAAAACTCTTTGATTTCCTCTGCAGTTACAGAATCCTGTGCCCATTCGACTTGTTTAACAGGATCGTTAGTAATATCTACATCTGTGTTCATTTCCTGCAATTTACTTACAGGGATGCAGTAACGTTGACGAAAACTTGATGTTGTCGTAACTACCACATATCGTTCTTCAGTCGTTGCCATGTAATCTCCACAAGTTGTAAATTTTAAATCATTCATATTATATTTCTTTTTAGATTATTTGTCAAGCACAAATTCATATCCTATAACCAATCCAACTTTATCACCTTCAAATGCAGGACTGATATAAAAATCTTTATATGTTCCTCTTGTGTAAAGTGTTGGATGATCTCTATATCCAGTCACCATTGCAGTTTCAAGACCAAAGTCTCCGAACTCTCTTCTTATTCCACCATATACACTAAGTTTTTCCAAAGAGTTGTAATAGACTCCACCAATAATGTTTTCATATGACATTCTAAAGTGAGGATGGATATAATTATATTCTTTTTCAAAACCCAAATGTTGAGATAATGCAAGTGCGAATATGAAATCCATTGACTTATTCCTATTTTAGATTTGGAAATATTTCCGAGTAAGCTTCTTCGAAACCATCCTCTCTGTAAACATTTTCGTGGTTACCCCATAGTCTTCTAAAGTATCCATCATAGGATTCAAAGATAGTATTTTCGTCTGCATTCAAATGTCCTTTAACCATCCAAAACAAACGATACCTCTCTTTGCGTTCCTCTGGTGTCATTTTTTCTTCCCCATGAGTTTTGCTTTGAGCGCATCCATCTCTGCATTCTTTGTTTTTCTTTCTGCATCGATGACTTCTATAGGGGGCGGCGTTGGTTCGTGTTTGACTCTTGGACTATCATTCAACATTGAAGACTTTTTATAGTAACCAGTTTCTTTACGCAACTTTTCTATGCGCCATTTAAGTTCGCTGATTCTATATTCCCATTCGTCCATTTACTTTAACCAACCAAGTTTTTCTCCTGCATCAATTCGTCTCTGAGATTCTTCTTTTGAGCCAGGATATCTCCATGCCCAAGTAACAATCAGTGCGAACAAGATAAACAGGTAAAGTGTTGCTTTTGGATTACCCGTACCGAAGTACATCGCTGCAAGTGATGTTGACATCACTGCCATCATAATATACTTAGCTTTTTGTGGATAGACTTTATAGGTCTGCCATTCAGTAATGAATGGACCAAATGTTTTGTGGTTCATAATCCAGTTGTGGAACTTCTCACTAGATTTTGCGAAACAAAAAGCTGCACCAAGAATAGGTGTTGACCAAGGAATGCCTGGCAAGATCACACCAAGGTATGCAATACCTAGACACAGGATCCCGCAAACAAACCAAAACGCTTTTTTAATTTTACTCATTTTATTTTCTCTCTTCCATATTGTTTTACCAAAATACCAAGATTCTAATTGGTTCATTTTAAAACTTTCTTCAATGCTGACACCAACTCTACCATCATCACATCATCATGATATGGCGTTGGTGCAATTCGTAATCTTTCTGTCCCGACATCTACTGTCGGTGAGTTAATCGGTTGAATGTAAATCCCAAACTCGTTTAGTAGTCTATCAGATGCTTCTTTACATTTAAAAGCATCGTTAACCATCACTGGTACGATATGCGTACACGCATTTTCATGAACAGGAATTCCTGCATCTGCAAGCATTTGTTTTAACGTACTTGCTCTCTCTTGATGTCGTCTATGGGCGGAAGGATTGTCACTGATATATTTGATTGAGGCGATAGCTCCGGCGCAGAGGACGGGCGAGATACTTGTTGTAAAGATGAACCCAGAAGCCACGGACCGAATAGCGTCAATAACAATACTGTCCCCAGCAATATAACCCCCTTGAACCCCAAACGCTTTTCCCAGTGTTCCATTTATAATTGTTATCCTATCTTGTAAACCTAAATGTTCACAATATCCTGCACCTGTGGGACCATATAATCCTACCGCATGGACTTCATCGATATAAGTTATTGCTCCATATTTATCTGCGAGATCACATATCTCTTCAATTTTCCCTACGTCACCATCCATAGAATAGACAGACTCGAATACAACACATGGTACTTGATTATTCTTAGTCGCAGTCTTTAATGCATTCTCCAAGTCCTTCATATCGTTGTGTTTGAAAATGATCTTGTGTGCACGACTATGTTTCATGCCCATAATCAAAGAAGCATGGTTCTTGTTATCTGAAACAAAACAGATATTAGGAATGATACGAGAGAGTGCAATAAGTGACCATTCGTTGGCGACATATGCAGAAGAGAATAATAGTGCCCGTTCTTTCTTGTGTAACTGTGCGAGAACACCTTCAAGTGTTACGTGATAATGTGATGTACCACCAATGTTTCTTGTCCCGCCAGATCCCGCACCAGTTTGATCTAGTGCAGTATGCATTGCATCAATGACATATTGGTTTTGACCCATTCCAAGATAATCATTTGAACACCAGTTTACAATATTCTTTGGTGCATATTTTCCATACCAAATGGAGCGAGGAAACTTCCCTCGCTCTCTTAGTATATCGTTGAAGACTCTATACTTGCCTTCTTTTTTAAATGAGGAAATTACTTCTTCAAAATTATCTTTAGAAATCATGCCCATACTCTATTAGTTTATAGAGTTATTTATGCTGCCTGTTCCTGTTTTGTGTACTGAACAAATTGTTCATAACCACCAATGGATTTCCCATTTACACGGATCTGAGGGAATGTACGTGCATTGGGAAATTCTTCAAGAAGTTCTTCACGTGAAAAGTCACGTCCTAGTTTTTTGTAAACATAGTTTAGACCTAGCATATCTGCTAGACCAGTTGCTTTTGCGCAGAATGAACATGCGTCTTTGCCGTAAATTTCGATCATAAGCTGAACCCCTTGAATGTGTCTGTTGATACGTCTTGTTTTGTTCCACCAGAAACGTATGATGTGATCTCTGTTTCTTGTGGGGCGACTTGGACTTCTGCACCTGAGATCCACTTCTGTGTCCAAGGAAGAGGATTGTTTTTAACATTATAAGGTGATTCAAGGTCAACGTGTTTCATACGTCGAGTGCAGATATACTCAATATACTCACTTAGTAGTTCCGCATTTAGACCAATCATAGAACCGTCTTGGAACAGATAATCTGCCCATGCCTTTTCTTGATCCACTGCGTCGACGAACATTTGAATACATTCGTCTTTTGTTTCGTCTGCGATCTTGATAAAATCTGGATCGTCTTTCTTTAAGGTACGCAACATCAGCTGAGTAGAACCTAAGTGTAGATTTTCATCTCTAGCAATAAGTTTGATAATCTTTGCGTTTCCTTCCATCTTTTTAAGTTCTGCGAACGCCCACGAGCAAGCAAAGGATACGTAGAAGCGAACACCTTCGAGAATATTTACACTCATCAATGTCAACCAAAGAAGTTTCTTCAGTTCATACAGATCAACAACAACAATTTTACCATTGATCCCATGACGACCTTCACCTAATAGATTGTACCACGAAGACATTTCAATTAGTTCATCATAATATTTTGAAATAGAATCTGCGCAGTCCACAATAGGTGCAATATCCATAAGTTCATCAAATACTTTAGAAGGATTTGAATATACATTACGAATGATATGCGTATACGAACGACTATGGATCGTCTCAGAGAAAGTCCATGTCTGTATCCAGTTCTCTATTTCTGGAAGACTAACAATAGGGTTGAACGCTTCTACAGGTGCACGGCCCTGCACACTATCCAACAAAATTTGTCGTTTTAAATTTGAAGTGAAAATATGTTTTTCATGGTCTGTCAATGCTTTGAAGTCTTTTGCATCCTGATAGATGTCAACTTCTTCAGGACGCCAAAAGAAACCCAACTGACTATCAGTGAGTTTATCAAATGACTTATACTTCAACTGGTCATAACGTTGAATGGTTGGACCCCCAGAGGGATCCAAAAACATCTTTACTTTTGTATGATCAGTACGATTGTTAACGTCAAAAACGCTCATTTATTTTCCTCTATATTGTGCAGCTTTCACATGCTGCATCATCTGTTTCTGATTGTTCCAAAGGTTCTTCCATCAACTTGTTAATGTCGACTTCACCTTGACCGTCATAAGTGTTGAAGTAATATAGTTGTTTTCCACCATACTTGTAGAACATCAATACGTGTTGAAGCATTTCACTCATAGGAATCTTTTCGTCCTCATAGAACTTAGGATTATAACTTGTGTTAATGCTGATGCCTTGATCGATGTATTTTTGCAGAACTGCCATGATTTTTAGGTATCCAACAGGTGACTGTTGATCCCATAGGAGATCATATTTATTCTTCAAACGTTTGTACTCAGGAACAACTTGTTTTAAAACTCCATGTTTAGATTGTTTTACTGAAATAAGTGAACGAGGTGGTTCAATGCCATTCGTTGCATTTGCAACCTGTGCACTTGTTTCTGAAGGCATCAATGCCATGAGTGTGGAATTACGGATACCTGTTTTCAGAAGTTGTTTTCTTAATCCTTTCCAATCCATACGTTCTTTGTGTTTGACAAGTTCATCAACGTCTTTTTTGTATGTTTGGTTCGGTGTAATTCCATGTCCATACTTTGTTTCACATACTCCTTCGATATTGCCCATCTCCACTGCAAGATCTGCAGATGCTTTGATCAAGTAGTAGGACCAAGCTTCTGCGTACTCATCAATTAGTTCGAGACCTTCAGATGTAATGTCTTGGTAAGACAGATCATTTTTTGCCATCCAATATGCGAAGTTGATAATCCCCACACCAAGAGGTCTGCGTTTCTCAGTTGATAAACGTGCAGCCAGAATAGGATAATTCTGATACGACAAGAGTGCGTC